GGTCCTTCAGTTATATCCGATGCTTTTGCTGCTGCAGTTGATAACCAACCTTTTGTTGCATCAACATAAATTAAAGTGATTGAACCACCTTCAACTGAAATTACAAAATCATTTGCAATACCTTCGATGTTAGAACCATTTCTTCCGATTGTAATATTGTTTGTATCAGCAGTGTTTGCATAATCTTTGATACCTACTAAATCTCCAGCTGAAGGAGATGCGGGTAGGGTTACTGTAAATGCTGCTGAAGTTGTATTACAAAAATATCCTTCACCTGCTACTGCTGTAAAACCTGTTGTTTTAACGGTTGTTTGCCAATTAACTTGGTTGTCAATTGTTCCAGTGATTGAAACACCAGTTATAGTTCCTGTATTAGTGATTGTTCCTGAATTTTGTAAAGCACCACCACTAGTTAATGTTACACCTGCTGGAATAGCAACAGTATCCCCGCTGTCGCCCAGAGTAACTGTGCCACAGTTTGTTGTTGGTGTAATTTTATTAACTTTAACTTCACTCATATTACCTATTGAAATTTGTACCTTATTACTACTATACCTGAACCGCCTGAACCAGAACAAGATGGTCCTGATCCACCACCTCCACCACCTCTATTTGCTTGTCCAGAAGTTCCTGCTCCAAACGCATCATCTCCACCCTCACCCGCACCACAAGGTCCTGTTCCTCCAGGATATCCTGAACCTTGTGCTCCTCCTCCTCCACCACCAGAGTATGAATTAGGACTAGTTGTTATAGCAAGTGTAATTCCTGTTCCACCATTACCACCAAAAGAAGTTGTTCCAGTTGTACCAACAGCAGTAAATCCACCACCTCCACCACCACCGTGTGCTCCTGATTGAGGAGCTCCAGGTCCTCCGTTATTACCTTGTGGAGGACTGACAGGGGGAGTATTACCTGATCCACCTACACTAGCTGGTGCAGATCCACCTGGTCCATATGTTCCACCACCTCCAGATCCACCTGGTTTTCCATCTCTGTGAGGTTGTCCTTGTGGTTCTATACCACCTCCACCACCTCCACCACCTGTGGATGTGATTGTTGAAAAAACTGAATTATTTCCTTGTGATCCTGGATCATTTCCTGGAGGACCGCCAGTTCCTCCCGAACCTACAGTAACAGGATAACCTTGAGCTGTAACTGGTAAAGCAGCTGGTGCTTTTAAAGGAGAAGGGGAACAATATGTAGTTGCTGAAAATCTTAATCCACCAGCTCCACCTCCACCGCCAGCATTTGTAGAGTTACCACCTCCACCTCCACCTGCTATTACTAAATAATCAACTAAATTTGAACCTCCTGCATTTCCTGCACATGTAACTGTAAAAGTTCCTGGACTATTAAATGTATGAATTTTATAATCACCGCAGCAAGTTATTGTTCCACCTGTTGCTGCAACATAAGCTGGAGCAGGTAAATCTGCATCTGTAGAAGCATTTACAATCATCCAACCTTTTGTTCCATCTACATAAATTAAGGTTCCAGATTGACCTTCTACACTTATTACTGCATCTGTTGATAACCCTGCAATAGGTGAACCATTTCTAGCAATTGTTAAATTGTTGGTATCAAAAGTATTTGCATAATCTTTAAAAGATACAATATCTCCAGCACTAGGACTTGCAGGAAGTGTCATTGTTACTGCTCCACTAGTTGTATTAACAAAATAACCATTTCCACTTACAGCAGTAAACCCAGCTGTCTTTGCTGTTGTATCCCAGTCTACTGTCCCCGTTCTACCAAAACCTGTCTGTGATGCACCACTCGCTAAAGAAATAGTATCACCACTTGCACCAAGTGTAATGGTTGTTCCACATTTATTAACGATGTTGGAATCTGATTGGTTTGTTATGTTATCTACTTTTATTTTACTTGTCATAATTATTGAAATTTGTACCTTATCATTACTATACCTGAACCGCCAGTATTACCAGTAGGACTATCACCACCTCCACCTCCACCAGTATTAGTTGTGCCTACTGAACCTCCACCACCTGGTGATTGTCCGGTTCCACCACCACCAACTCCACCTGGAGCAGGAGCACTTGGTGAAGGACCATTACTCCACCCACCACCACCACCTGCAAAATATCTTGTTGAACCAACTGGTCCTGGAGTTCCATAACTTGGAGCTGTTGGATTTACAAAAGCGTCTGCTATAAAAGAACCATCACCACCTGTTCCACCTAAACTTGGAGGCGATTGTTGACCACTACCACCAGTTGCACCAGCACCACCACCACCTCCACCTTGAGTAGTTGCTATAAATCCATCATAACCTCCACCACCATTATTTCCTTGTGGAGGACTTACAGGAGGTGTATTTCCTGTTCCACCCGGATAAGAATCAGGAATAAAATTAGGACTTGAAGATCCTTTTCCACCCCCACCACTTCCTCCAGGAGTTCCTATTCCATTTACCCCTCTTCCTCCACCACCACCAGCTGATGTTATTGTTGAAAAAATTGAGTTATTACCACTACCACCTGGGGCAGGGTTTACACCACCAGCACCGCCGCTACCAACTGTTATTGGATAAGCTTGTGCTGTTACAGATAAACCTGTAGGATTTGCTAAAGGAGACATTACTGGAGCAGGTATACAACCAACAGAATTAGATACTCTAAATCCACCAGCTCCACCACCACCGCCACTACAACCACTACCAGCTCCACCAGCTACTACTAAATAGTCTACTGTATCCGAACCTGCTGGAGTTCCAGAATTTGTAACTGTAAAAGTTCCTGGACCTGTAAAAATATGAGTTTTAAAATTACCACAAGTAACAACAGTTCCACCTGTTGCTGTAACAAAAGGATTACCTCTAACATTAGAAGTTGAGTCCATTGTATTAATCCAACCTTGTGTTGAATCAACATATACAAAAGTTACTGATTGACCTTCTGTAGTTAAAGATACATCTGCATTAACAGAACCAATTTTTTCTGTTCCGTTTGGTGAAACGGTTAAAGTATTAGTTTGCCAAGTTCCTGCATAATCAGCTAATGATACAATCGCTCCAGCAGATCCTGCTGGTAAGTTAACTGTGAAAGCTCCAGCTGTTGTATTGCAAAAATATCCATTACCACTAACTGCAGAAAAAGTTGCCGTCTTTGGAGTTGTGTCCCAATCGACAGTTCCTGTTCTACCAAATCCTGATTGACTAGCACCAGCTGCTAAAGTAACCGTATCACCAGATTGACCAACCGTTAATGTTGATCCACATTGTGATGATATTTGATTGACTTCTATTTTACTCATTAAATTATTACCAATGTTCCTGTTATAGTTTGTGTACCTGTAATTGTAACAGGTCCTGCTAATACGCCTGAATCGAGAGTTTGATCTTCAGAAATTGTAGAGTTATGTGTTACAACAAAAGTTGTTGCATCCATAACTGGAGAGATAGTTTTCTTCGCTGGTAATGTACAAAATACATTTTTAGTTCCTGCAGAAAAGTTTACTGCAGCATCACTATTAGATGAAGATATAATTGTGTCTCTAGATAAAGTATCAGTTGCTGCATCGGTTACTGTACCAATACCTACTTCCCACTCGCCAGCTGAATTTAATTCAATTGCATAGTAGGTCGTATTTGTAGTTCCAACACCTGCAACAAAACTTTCATAACCGGTTTCTGCACCAGCTAAATCAAAAGTTCCAGTCCCAGTAGTTGTACTAGTTTCTTTAACTCTATCGTTAATTACTAAAGCCATTTCTACTCCAAAATTTTATTATGCGTCGCCAAGTCTAATGATTGCATTAGTAGAATCAGCAGTTGGAAACTGAACAACGAAATCACCGTTAGTTGCAGTTTTTGTTCCGCCAAAGTCTAAAACTAATACAGCTTCATTACTTGTTCCTTTATAAATCAGTGCACCAGTTGCTGATAACGTTACAGATGAAAAAGTTAAATCTGCAAAGTCAACGTAACCGATATTACTTGCTATTGCCACACCATTATTAGTTAAAGTATTGCCACCTGCAGTATAGTTTGTACCAGACGAAGAAACTTCGTTAGTAGTTAGATACGCAGTTGTAGCAGTACTAAAACCAGCTTGTGATGTGTAAAGTGCTAGTTTAAAAGTTGATCCACCAGATGAATCAAAATCAAACACTCCACCAAGTAGGTCTGTTTTAAAAGAGTCAGGTACTATGTTAGCCATTTTATTTTATCTCCTTAAATTGTTTTTAGGGTGATGGTGATTTAAGAGGTGTTCGAATAACTCCATCTTGATATTCGTCTCGGCGTCTACGACCTTGTTGTTCGATCGCGTACGATTGCATTGCTTTTTGATAAGCTTGCGCGTAGTATTGTAACATATCTACGGGGCCTTTCAAGTATCCATATGCTTCTACCAGACATCCATACAAAAGTAAATCCTGATATTTATTACTTGTGTAAGTTCCTTGTGTGCTTCCTGGTGAAGCTGTTATTGATGCGGGTTGCTTTGTATAAGCTAAAGTAATCAAATAAGTGCTATCTGGAGTAGGTGAAACTACCCAAAAATTAGCATCCCAGTTAGCATAATACTTAGGAAGTCCTGATTGAGTTCCAGGAGTAGCATAAAAAGTAGTCATATAACTTGTATCTTTTTTTTCTAAAAAAGTTTGATTACCTGATCCATCAGTTAATTGAGCATATCTAATAAACCTTAAATCAGATGGAATAGTTACATATCTATTTCCAGCTTGTAAATTTGATGTTGCGTAAAATCTATTGTCATCAGAATCAGCTTCTCTATAAATTTTATTCTCTGTATTTTTAATTATAGTATTTAAAATACCTGTGTTTAAAACTGAACTATCTACTTCTGTATAGTTTCTAATATCATCTTGTAAGTTTGTTAAAGTGTAAGCCATTATTTATTATCCTTATACTTTTTACTTATTTTTTCTTTTTTGTCAGGTCTTGGTTCTTCATACATTGAAAGATGCTCATCAACTTCACATTGACAAGATTTAATATTAAAAATTCTACAAATAAGTTTTTTTATCCAATTCCAAATTTTATTTATCATAATTAACTTCTATCATTTAGTGGACCAACTGTACACTGTAAACCACCACCTGTTGTTGTTGACGTTGAATTTTGAATCATAGTAACAGTAAATCTATTATATTGTTGTATAGTAGCTGGTTGAGCACCTGTCACAACAGTATCTGGATCTATAGAAGCAGCTCGTGCTCCAAAAACTTTAGCACCCGCTAAATGAGAACTTGCAGTAGTATTAGAAAAAGTTGTTCCTCTAAAACGAGCAGCAGTTCCACGAACACAGTTATTTAAAGTTGCTACACTTGTACCTACATCAATACTTACACTTTCATAATAAACAACTTCATTTTCATATAAACCTGTTACACTATTTATTTTTTCAATTACTATATAACTAATTGGTTCTAAATAAAAACTACCATCTCCAGCAGATAAAGTAATTGAAGTAGCTGTAGCGGAAATATTTGCATTAAGTGTTGAAGATAATTCTATTTGTTCTATTGATCTAGCACCAACAGGAGTTTTAACACCTTGAAATCTTACATAGTTTAATTCTCCTCCTTGAGCTTCTGTAGAGTAATCAGGAAAACTTACAGTCATTATTTTATTTCCGTTTGTTATAGAAAAAGGATTATTAGGTAAAAAATCAGGAGTTGGAAATTCTGTTCTATCTGGTCTAACATTTAATAATGCAACACCATCTCCACCAACTGCCTTAGGTTCTAATTGAGGTTGTTTAGGTTCATATTCTGTGTAGTGAACAAAAGAACCATTCCATTCTCTTACCATTTCTTTATATGGAAACTCCATACCTGATCTATCAGAAATTGCTTTTGAATGTTTCCCTGTTGCGTACTTAGACATTATGTTCCTGGGTAATAAGCTTTTGGTGTAATAAATGTACTTGAAGCTGAACCATCTTCTTGCAATGCTCTTTGTAGTTCATCTTCATAAAATAATTTCATTTGTTGTGTTAACTGTGGTGCATATTTCATAGACAAATAATAAGTTAAA